TACTGCCTTTTTATTAGGTGTTTTTATCCCAGATTAACTTGCTATCTACCTCTGTGCAAACAAAACTACCCTCAACTTCACCCTCTTTGTAGCAGGTAGCACCTTGGTATACGTTTACTGGGTGCCAATCGTAGTCTATGATGATTTTATTCCCCGCATAAGTACGGGCTGTTCCAAAGTCTACTATGTCTCTGGTTTCTTCTAGTTGGTAGATCTTAAAGTTGTGGAAGAATAGTGGCAAAGAGTTTGTGTCCCAATCACTCTCGTTTGCTGTGGCCCATTCATTTAGGTCTTTTGCTGAGTCGTCTCCGTTGTCAAGCAAATCGCTTATCTTTTGCTGAGTAATAATCATATTCTTTTGTGCATTCTCACCTACAGAATAAAAATAATATAGTAATTGCTCACACTTGATATATGGAAATGGAGTTCTTCTCATTTTAAACATTCTGTCATATACGCCAAAGACTCCGTTGCTAAGTGGGAATGTTTCAGTTAAAGAGTCAATTTGTGTTGGAAGGGTTGGAAAAAAATAAGTCACTCCAGAAGAACCAAAACTTGGACCTATCTTGTCTGCCAAATAAGCATTAATTATTGTTGGTGGATGATGAATTGCTGCAGTCATTATGCACCTACCCCTGCGTTAGCAATCCAAACGTATCCAACTGAAACGCCTTTGCTTCTGCCTCTCTTTTGTCCTGCCCTTAAGTTCTTTTTATATACCTCTGGATTTTCAAGATATTGTGCAACTCCACTAGTTCTTAAAAATGATTGTGAAAAATATTTATCAAAAAACAGATCCATGGTTCTTTCAAAACCACCCTGCGCTTCTGTTCCTCCAGGATTTTCAACTCTGATTGGGCTTTTTGTAAACACGGTTTCTCCATTTTCTTCAAAACTTAAAACCTCTGAGGCTTTTGGTCTAATTGTTACAGCAATCCCATCTTCAATAATTCTTGCTTTGTCATAAAACGGAACCTTAGATCCGTCCTTAATTGATGTTGATTGACGAAAAGATGACTTAAAAGATAATCCAAGATTGCTGGTTGTAAAAGATAGGTCATACAGTCTTGCACCAGGGCTTCCTGTTTGATTCCATTCATAAATATGATGAAGCATTTCTGGATTTACCCTGGCATTTGAGTCTACGAATTGCTTCATTATTTCAACTGTATTGACTCCCAAAGATCTTAAGAATGGAGTCTTTCCTTTTTGAACACCATCTAAAAACCCAAAGGAATAATTCATAATATTATTCATTTCTTTTTTAAACTTTTTGCTGTTGTATACTGCTTTCATAAATCACCTGACTGATTCTCTGATCGTCTAATAACTAACTTGTAGGACTCTACAACTCCAAATGGGCCCACAAAAGGTTCGTAAGTTGCTATCTCAAATAGGGTTCCTTTTCCAGACCTAACTCCAGAAGTCTCTATATAAATAAGATTTCCTTCTTGGTCTCTAATGTCTGATATAAGAATGTTCGTTAAAGAGTTTTTGCCCTCTCTAGAAGAAATTCTTATGTCTGATTTTGTTCTGCCAACCAACAAAGAGTTTTGAGTAATATTTACGTTTGGCTTTACTTCTTCTTTAAATGCTGAACCACCTGATGAAAAGGTACATGCAAAAGTTCTATCCAAAACCCATTGTTTTTTAATTGCGCCAAAGTCTCCTTGCTCAACAATTGGATGATACAGAGATGCTTGCATTGGGAACATGAAGTCTGGGGTTTCGCATATTGTCATTACAACACCCCAAGTTTTGTAATAGACTTAGTATACTTCGAAAGTATCTTGTCTACAAGTATATTTCCTGTTCCTTCGAATAAACCTTTGTCAAATTGAATTCTATATTGATCTGTGTTATAAGAAGATATAAATCTCTTATAATAATCTAACTTTCCACAATCTATGTCGTGTACTAGCATTTCTGTTGCCTTAACAATGTCCGATGGAACCGCTGAATAGCCATACTCAACAGTTATTCTATAATCCCAAGTTTTTCCAAAACCTCTATACACGAACTGTGGATCAAGAGAGTCTGATGATGCTGCTGGCAAAACTAGTGGAGCAGATTCAGCACGATTAATATTGTCTGTTGATTTTTCAACAATTGCTGTCTTGTCAGATGTTACTTCATACTCTCTGTCTGTTACCAACTTGTTATTTTCGTATACACTTAAAACCTTTTTTACATCATCCCAGATAGGTAAATAATCTGATCCAGTTCCTGTAAAATTTAAAACCTTTTTCTTATAATAAAAACCTTCTCCAACTATTGAATCAATAATGGCTCTTGCTATTCCTTCACTATCTGCATAAGCAGAAATCTCAGATGCCGTATTCCCCTTTGTTGATGGATTAACATATGGCCTAGTTGTTTCATAAGAGTCGTCAAAAACAATATCGTCTAAAATTTTAATCTCTACCCGATACTCAGAGTCATACCTTCCTGGAAGGTTTATAGTAATTGTATCTCCCGTCGAAAGTTCTTCAAATTCTAGAGTGGAGACTGAAAGGTCCGCCATATCAGTAATAAAAACAGTTACATCCTCATCCACTACAGATGCAGGGATTGTATAAGTAACTGGTATATCTGCGTATGGCGGAACTCTCAATATCTCCATACTAAGTTACCCCAAAACCTTTTGAACTTCTTCTGGTGTTGCTGGGCGGGCGTGTGAGCGAGTTAGCCATTTATCTGCTTGTTCTTTTGTTACAATGTTGACGCCTCTATAAATAGCCCCTCCTGCTTCTTCCCAACGAACATTTTTTGTTGAGTAGATAGCAACCTTGTCTCCAAGGTCTTTTGCTGACTTAACATTCTTTTTTGGACCATCTGCTGCCATAGATCCTATAGCGCCACCACTAAGAAATCCTAGTGCCTGAACAGGCTCTGCTGCAGGTTCTGCAACTGGCTCTGCTACAGGTTCTGCTACAGGTTCTGCTACAGGTTCTGCTACAGGTTCTGCTACAGGTTCTGCTACAGGTTCTGCAACTGGCTCTGGCGCTTCAGCAACTACTTCTGCTGGTGCTTGGTTTATTGCTGAATCTTCTACATAGTCATGTATTGATCGCATTTCGTTGTCATTATTTTCCATTGAATCCTCCTTGTTTGTATTATATCATTAAAGTATTAAGGGGGACAGGAGAGTGAACTCCCGCCCCCCATTAAAGGTTACTGTTACAGATTATGCATCTGCAGCAGCGTCAGCGAATGCAATTGCATCCTCTTCTTCCCATTGAATACCAAAGCGGACGAATACTGTGTATTCAATTGTGTCCTTCTTTGCTACGTACTCACGGTTTACAGTGATATCTCTCTGGAATCCCCATACACGGTTGGCAGGGAATGTCAAATCGATATAGCCTGCTGGGTAGTAAGGAACTTCCTGAACTTCAATTCCGAGAACACGAGTTGTACGTGCTCCACCGAATGTCTGTCCGATACCATCGAGGTATGACTGACGGTTTGCTTGAGTGCTTCCTGGAATTTGTCCAGCAAACGCTTCAGCGACTGCGTCAGCAAGTGTACCGTTATTCTTAACGATTCCACCGAATGCATCGGTACCTGCGTAGAACTTAAGATTGTTCTTAAGTGCACGGTACTTACGAGGCATTGCATTGATGATGCCCTGCATTACATCAGGTGTCCAAGCATTATCTGCTACGGTCACTACTGACTCATGTGCATCTCCGTTTGTCTTTACCTTGTTGATAAAGCCTGGCATGATTGACAAGAATGCTCCTGTTGCACCATCACCATTGATAGCGAGATCTTCGATATCATTTGCGAATGCGTTGGTCATCAAGCGTACCAAGTGATCTTCTAGAGCATCACCTTCGACACCATCTTCCAAAGATTCTGCAGTTACTTCCCAATCAAGACGAATCTTCTTGGTAGTAAGTTCGACCTTAGAGAATGTTGCACCTGTGTTTGTGTATGTACCAATTGCTTGCGCTGCTGCACGAATTACACGCTCACCGACGTTTACCTTCTCAAGTTCCATTGAATTAGCCTTCATTGTTACACGACGGCCATCCTTTGCTAACACTGTAGCGTCCCAAACATAGTCGATA